CGGCGCTTTGGAAAGCTGCTCAAACCCACGATCTACCCAACCTTCTGCGCCCGGAATCCAGCATAAAATCAATGGAATAGACAGGATGATTACAAACCACTCGTCTTTCCAGCTTGATTTTGCGCCCTCTGCCATGATGCGCTCCCAATCGGCAACGCTTGTATGTTCCGAAAGCATAATTTTAGCTTTTGCTTCCGCTTCGGTCAGCTTGAGCTTGGCTTCCGCAGCCTGCTTAGTAGTCTTTGCATCCAGCCAACCTCCGGCTAAGTTAGCTAATGGACCGATCAGAGCCTGTATCATTTGTCCACCTCATACTCTACTTTAGAAGACGAAGCTGTGCTTGTCACCGTGGTCTTTGATTCCTTGCCCATCCAAATGCCAAAGCACCCCGTAAGAGCGCCCATACAGACGCTTACAAGCCCTGATTGAGCAACGCTGGGGTCATCTAGCCCCATGAACCAATGCACCGCCTGATAGGTCAGCACAGTGACCGCCAGCATCATCAAACGCGGCAGAACTTTCCAGTCATCAAGTATCGTGTGTGCCATCTTCTATACTCCTTGCATACGCTACAGCGTGGTGCTTGTGATGGGTTATTATAACAACTTTTCCGTATTTGTCATATACAACGTAATCACCCTTTTTATTCTGGTATAACCTCAAAACAGTACACCGTTGTCTGGCTCGTGGTTATCAAGACTTTTGCATCCTCAAGGGCTTCTCTACACTCGTTCTCAGTAGTAAACTGATTGAGTTGATAATGCTCAATGTTGTTATTCATTACTTGAAACCAGACTAAAAACCACATCTACCACTTCCCTTGATAGCGCCCAAGATAGTAAAATCCTGTAACCACACCAGCCCCGGCGATAATAAATATAACCGCTCCAACTACAAAGTTTATAGCGTTGTCGATCATTTCTTGTTTCTTGTAAGCCTCTTCCTTGCGGATGCGGCGCATCTCACCTTCGATAGCGAGAACTTCCTCCCAAGCGGATGGCCCATAAGTCCATGAGATATGATCTTTAATCTCCTTGCGCATGGCTTCCATCTTTTTCTTTTGAGCAAAGATTTCAATAGCATTTGAACTATTGTCAGACATCATCTTATAGAATGGAGGGTTCTTTGTTTTGTCTTCAGCATATTGAAAGTCAGAAAAAGCGGCACCCCATTTAGCCAAAGTGCCGCTCATTTCTTGAATGTCTTTCCCTGCGCTAATACCCTGTTTGAGAATATTAAAAGCGCTGGTTGCTAGACCGACCGCTGTAATAGGGTCGATCATCTGACTAACCCATATTCGTTAGCCGTCATGATGGTCTCGAGTACGGCCATACAACTTTACTTTACAAAACCAGACGCCGCTTTAGGAGCTACCACATTAACCGTAACACTTTGTGGTTTTGATTTTATTTCAACAACATTATCTTTTTTTACTTCTGTTTCTTTACTCATGATATCACCACCGTTATTGGGCCTACTTGCCCTGTTCCAACTAACCCCCTAACGTTAGGGGAATTTATCAAGGCCACCTTTAAAAACCCGCCCTGTTGAAAAACCGAACCGTTTTCTAAGCCAAAATCGTCTTCTTGTAGATCAGTAAACACTGTGAAAGTGTTTCTCCCCTCTCCGGGAGTCTGATTCTGCTGCACAAACACCGCGAACGCTCTAACAACTTCAGATATGTATTTCTGATCGTATTGCTGCGGAGCGTTGGGGAAGTATGGTATCGCGTTTAGGCGGGACATTATCTCCTCCCATCAGGGCGTATATCAATCCGAGGAGACCCAAGACGCCACCCAACACCAGTGGTATTGTTTTCAATTTTTATTGCAACCGACCTACCTCTAAGCCTTACATGGACATCTTCAGTAAATTGCTCGACGGGTACGGAGGTACTCTTTTCCACAGGTTTTAAGTTTTCTTGCAAGTAAGCTCCGCCGGGAGCGTTTCGAGTCTTTAACGTAAAATCAACCGCAGGTTCAATAGCAGTAGAGTTTCTAAAAGTCAGGTCCGGTATTAGCCTGTTTACAAAAAGAAATCTATCCCCTTCTCCGATGTCTACTTGACTGGATTCAATATAAGAATTTATGGGCGAGGGAGGGTTTGTACTTCCGTCATCAAAGCCGTTTTCATGCGTGTATAAATACCCGTCATTACTCGCAGCAATAGGTAAATCGTTGACTCCACGATCCGTCCAAGCTGTTCTACTTAAAGTTCCAACGTACCATATATTTTGAACGTAATTAAAGACAACATATCGATTAAGGTCTTGAGAATCTTTTGAAGGATAGAACCACCATATCTCAGAAAAAGCAGTGTTTGAAGCTGCAAATACTTTTTCGGACTGAGAAAAGTTAAAGTCGGAAAAGACATAATCTCGAACAGAGCAAGGGAGTTTTTGTATTCCGCCATTATAAGCGTAAAACTCATTTTTACCCATCCAATACACAGAATCATCAATAGCTAGAACAGAAGACCCACTCTGAACCGTGGTGTTTTCTGAAATCATGTTAATACCAAACGTAAAAGGAGGACCAACGTATTGCATTGCATGAACAGAAACGTCCGTAAAAACCAACATCTGTTGTCGAGTTTCTACCGCAGTAACAATTCGAGACCCCGAGCCCAGTCGAAGGTCTCCGGCAGTATTAGTAGCGGTAGGCGTCCAATCCGCAGGGTTTTCTTGATCTGAAAACCGAATAAGTAGCGGATCTTGAGTGCCTATATTATCTACAGGGTCAGACCCAAAAGCAATGACGTGCCTATCAACGTCGGAAACAATTACCTTTCTGGCAATTGTCGGAGCCCCACTGGAACCCGAAAGGTCGCTTAAAGCTACACCGCGGGTGGAAAGCGCACTACCTCCGGAAGCATCCCAGTAAAATATTCCGCCGTCTTCTACGTTGTATATAAGGTCTTGTCCAAAATTATCTTGGGTCCAGATACGAAGCAAGTTTTCAACACCTAAACTTGCGGCTAACCCCCAGCCAACTGTACCCCACGTTCCCGCTCCCCACCCAGTGCCAAGCACCGTGGTATCTAGACCGACGTTAACCTGATATGCACCGACTACAGCCGACCCCCCGTTTCCGGTGTCTCCCGCTGCGGCATTGATAAAAGTGGGCGTGTATTGCCCGTCAACAGTTATAGAAGACAGGTCGGCTACCGCCCGAGCTTTTATGGTATAGCTAGCAGAATCTAAAACGGTTTCTATACGATACTCCTGATTAAGAACTTCCGCAGTGATGCTCCCTCCAAGGCTGGTTGCGCCCGTGTAAGTAACAAAATCACCTGCGGCGGCACCGTGAGAAGAATCTGTGACAGTTAGAACAGAAGTCCCAGAACTTGCAGAAAACGTAACATCGCCTGCCGCGGTTGTTTCTCTAATAGGGGTTATGTCATAGTAAGTTTGCCCGGACGCTATGTAATATTTTGAGTCAGTCCCAAGGCCCAAAAAGTTATCTAAGTTTAGACTGCTCCAAGGGTGAAGCGAACGTGCCGAACCTAAAAACGAGTTGTTGCCAAGTTTTGTCCAACCGCCTATTTTTTCAGGAAGCCCGGATCTGAAACGCACCTTGTCACAATCAAACCACCCACCTTCGTTAGTAAACGAAGTAGTTTCTTTATGTATTCCGGGGCGAAATTGGAGTTTTTGTAGAGGCATTTTTTAAAACTCACTTTAAACTGGATTTGAAAGTTCGGGCCAAGATATTTCCCAAGGAAAGGAACTTTGCTGTGGTATGTCCCGAAGGGCCTGACGATATTCTAGCATATCGGAACTCGTATTAACATCCGGTAATACTGCCCAGTCTGTAGCGGCTAGTAACCGATTTCTTTTTTTTCGAACAGCCCCTTTTTTGGCATTAAGGTTTCTTTCGGCGTTTTCATTTAAAGTTATTTTTGAATGGTCTGAAACCACCCAGTTTCGCACATAAACTCCGTCTAAAAGATACGGTTTTCCTTCGGTTACATATTGCGTGTACCCGTCAAAAACCGCCGTAGGTCCATCCTCTACGCGCCGATAGGCTTGAATTTCTTTCGGTTCTTTTGAAAAACTAACGTTAGGCAACAATTTTCTTAATTCAGAAAACGTGATCGGATACTCCCCGGTATCGGTGTTAATATAGCATCCCATGACAACCTCTATGTTACAGTCAATCTATTATAAAGCTCCAAGTTCACAGGAGGGTTAAGGGACGTAAAATCCAAATTACTTGCGGTATCTAAAATTTCAGTAGCGTCAGTGTCTTCAAGAGTATCTGCAACTACCGGAATACCGACAGGCTCATATATATAATACGTTTGGTAAGTTCCCGTTAAAGACCCGTCAACCGGAAGTTTTACGACTAAGAAATCATATTCAAAACTGCTTGCTTGTTCTGTGTCAGAGGGAATAGTGGTCTCTCCACCGTGAACCATGTTGCTCCCTTGCGTGGTAACTCCGTTGAAAAATGTTCTGCCAAAATTCAAGTACTGGCTTCCACCAAAAGCGCGGTCGTAAATAATGGTTCCGTCCGTTCCCATGCTAAGTATGTATCCGCCGTAGGAATAATTTTGTGTTGGGCTATTCCATATTAAGTAACCCGTTATAATAAGAGTCCCATCCGAGGCAAAAGTAATGTCTTTCCCTGTCGGGTATTTTGAATTTTGGAAAGTGCCGTCAAAAACACGACGTTTCCACTGCAAAACTCCACTAGAGTTGTATTTAAACACAAGCAACCCAAACGCCGATGTGTCAGAGCCTGTAACATAAATGTTGTCAGAAGAATCAATTGCAACAGCGTTAAAAACAACTCTTGTTTGGGTTCCGGTATTGTCTACTTTTCTTTTCCATTGTAAAACACCGCTGGAATTGTACTTTGCTACAATTCCAAGGCCGTAATTTTTTGCGGTTTCTCCAACACAAATGACATTGGCGGACGAATCCAAAGCAATATCATTGAACCTTTCGTAAATGTAGAGAGTATTTTGCCAAGTCAGTTTTCTAGCCCATGTAATGGATGTTCCGTCAGAATTTACTTTTGCTAAGTAAGCAT